ACCGCTGTGTATAAAAACATTTAAAATACTGGAAGTGAATCCTATAGCATTGCTACTACTATTAGTAAAAATGTATAAAATAGCACTAGCATTATTGCTTATTGCTGCATCTGTGATTGGAGCACCTGTTGACAACAGATGTTTCAATGACGGCATACTGGTTGAAGACAGGCATATGGATCATGGGATAGCTGAAATCTGTATTAAAGACGATATCAGCATCATTAAAACAACTTCCCGGCAAATATCCAACACATCTACTTTTGCAAACACTGTTTCTAGGAAAATGATCATTCAAAATTATGAAGAATGCAATCCGATTGAAGTGTCAAATGGACCTATAATGATCTTTAAGCCTACTAAGGATTTACTCCTAGTTCCACATACTTATGCTTGCAGAGTTGACTGTACTATTTCATTAGATGAGGAGGAGGCAAACATTGTTCTCCACTCTGACAAGCTGAACCACTTCGAAGTAATGGGAACAACTACAGCAAATAAATGGTTTCAAGGAAGCACTAGTTATTCGCTTGAGCATACATGTGAACACATACAAGTAACATGTGGGTCAAATTCACTGGGATTTCATGCCTGTTTCAAATATCATATGGCTTGCATTAGACTCATGAATAGAAGCTATATGCCTGCTTTCATGATCCAATCTGTTTGCCAAAATAAAGAGTTGATATTGGTTGGAATGTTGATCCTGATCATATTTGGCATATTGTATGTTATGACCCTAACATACATATGTTATATTTTGATTCCTATATTCTACCCAATCACATATGTATATGGATTAATTTATAATAAGGCATGTAAGAAATGTTATTATTGTGGCCTTGCCTATCATCCATTTACAAAATGTGGTAAAAATTGTGTTTGCGGTTGCATGTTTGAGAACTCTGATAGAATGAAAGCACATAGAGAGAATGGTATGTGCAAAGGATACAAATCATTAAGAGCTGCTCGTATCTTATGTAAGAACAGAGGATCATCCTTAATACTTGCATGTATCCTATCTTTCTTACTGCTCTCATTTATTCAGCCTTTGGAAGCAATAAAATTACAATATAATAATGAGGTTATTGAAATTGACTCTGTCACTGAACAATTTGATTCCATTTTAGGGCAATTAGATATTGCTAAAATCATGCCATACACATTTATAGCTTTAATAACTGTGAGTTTGTTAATCTTAATAGTACTCTCTGTTTTCAGAACAAAAATGGAGCTTATTATCTTCTCGAGACTAATGTACTATTGTGCAGAATGTGACATGATACATTCAAAAAGAAGATTAAGGCTCTTTTTTAATGGAGAATTTACAAGTAAATGCAACTCATGCACCTGCGGAGTTGACTACAATAATGAGCTTGCAGACAATGGCGATTATATGATAGTTATGGATCACAAACTAACTGAAAGATGTTACATTCCTGGAAAGTATAAAGCAGTCAGAAGATTGGAAACATTAACAACTAGTATCACAGCTGTCCTTCTGATTATCATGCTCCTTGTCTCAGCAACATATGCAAGTACTGATAATTGCCTAAAGATAGCAGAATCAAAGAAGATTGCTGAACCAGTAGAGTGCTCCATATGGTTTAAAATGCCAAGCACCTGCCCGGAGTACAAGAGTCCTAAAGAATTGTTTAAAGACATATCTCTTCCTAAAGGTGAAAATGATAGCCTGCGATTGTCAGAAGATGTCACGATAACATTACAAGACTCTGAAAGATCCCCTATACTATTCAAATCATACTTGCTTGAAGAGTCATTAATAAAAATGCATTGTAAAGAATTGATCGATTATAAAAAGAAAACAGGAGATTTGAATAAGAAATTAGCAGCACTAATTTCAACAGGGAATTTAGAGATTTGTGCTGCAAAGAAGGATGACGGCGCCTGTGCATGCATGAAAAGTGAATCTACTTGTAATCAGCCGGGAAGTATGACAAATGCAATTAATTATTATAAAGCAAACACTGAAATTTTTAAACATGATTTAGAAAAAGTGACAAACTCGTTGATAAAAACATATCCAGGATTATTCGCTAGAGAATTATCTCTGTCTATGTTGAGCACTAATCTGTCAAAGACAAAGCAAATAGCAGATAAAATGTCAGGGAAATTTGGAAATGCAGATTCAGCAATTGCTTGCTTAAAATACTTGTCCATTTTGTTAACTGATACAAATTTAGCTGCAGTTAATCCTAAGATCCGGCTGCCTGCTGCGATACCGTATATTGCCCAATGGAAAGACAGTAATACATTTGACAATATCCAAAGTGGCTCAACTATATCTGAATGCCAAAATGCAAAAGCAAAGAGGTGCCTACTGCCAATATCTGCTAGAATTGAGGTATATCTCACTTGCAATAATGAAGCTAATAAGTTTTACAAAGTTCCAGAAGAAGGGATTGCACCAAAGTTGGGGCAAAATCAATTCCTGTGTGTCAGAGACCCATTTTGTGATGCAACTTTCCAATCTGTAGAACCAGCAGAAAAGGATAAGATGCAATCTATGGTCTGCCATGATGCAGAGTCAAATGCATTCAATCACAGTAGAACTTTGCCGTTAAACAAGTGTAGGAAATTGTCAACTCAGACCTGTCTTTATAAAGGCCAGAATAAAACATTTATGGAATGCTCTAATGGTTTCTTTTATGAATATACTACAAATGTATTCCAATCACCTCAGGATGATGTGGGGATCTACTGCTTTGATAAAAATTGCAAGACTTTAGTATACCCACATCATATTGCTAATCTTCTAAACTGTAAGGCACATGTTGTCAATATGAAAAGCAGGAGGCTGAAGGAGATAGTTTATGAAAATATTGAGCAATTGAAACACAGTATTCAAGAAGTCATAAAAACTGATTTAATTGAACACAAATATGTTCTAACTAAAGACCTTCCTAAAATGGCTCCTAGTTTTAGGCCACTAACAATACAAGGGGTAGAGTCTGACTCAGGAGTAGAAAATGCTTATATTGAAACAAATTTATTAGTTAGAGCTGGTGTTTCCACTGGTGTTACACTAAAGTCAAAAGATGGGAAGACATTGTTCGACATTGTATTATTTGTCAAATCAGCGCATTATGAAGCGGGATCAGAATATATATACACTACAGGGCCTACTGTTGGAATAAATATGCAGCATGACGAACAATGTACTGGATCATGTCCTACAAACTTGAAGAAAAATGGTTGGTTATCATTTTCAAAAGAACATACTAGCACTTGGGGTTGTGAAGAATTTGGATGTTTAGCTATAAATGATGGGTGCCTGTTTGGTCATTGTAAAGATATTATCAAACCTGAGATGAAGATCTATAGAAAATCTGGTGATGATACTCCTAAAGTACAAATTTGCTTGACAATGCCAGACGGGGGATATTGCCATGAAATATCTTCATTTGCCCCCATAATATCAGAGAAGATGGAAATCCAATTTTTATCAAATGAAGCTGGCAGATTACCCAAAATATTTGCTTACAAATCTAATAAAGTCATGACAGGAATGATAAACGATTTAGGTACATTTTCTAGAATGTGTGGCAGCGTTCAATCTATTGGGCAGGATGTCTTTGGAGCTGGGATTCCAAGATACGACTTTATCTGTCATGCAGCTAAAAGGAAGGATGTTACAATCTCACGGTGCTATGATAATTTCTATGAGTCTTGTCTCAATCTAAACACAGAGCGAGATCTGATATTTGATGATAAGACTAACAAGGTACAAATGTTAAACAAGTTGATGGGAGAAATCAGAATTAAGTTAAAATTTGGGGATATCAGATATAAGACTTTTGAACAAGATCCATCATTTGACTTGAAGGGTTCATGCGTAGGATGCCTGGATTGTATCAAAGGAGTAGATTGCGAAATAACCATTTTAGCTTCCACAGACACTGTGTGCCCAATTGAGTCAAATTGTGTGCTGTACCACAATAATATAAAGATAGAGGCTAACACGCAAAAATACGGCATTAAAATGAAGTGCAGTGAAGAGACTATTAATCTTAAAATATGCACTCAAGAAATTTCTATACAACCAACAATAATAAAAAAACAAGAAACCATAGAAGTTGGAAATAGTGACCAGACATATTATGTTAAGGAGCAAGATATAAGATGCAATACCTGGCTTTGCAAAGTTAGTAGCCAAGGAATAAGTGCTATATTCTCCCCATTTTTGAATTTGTTTGGCAGTTATGGAAAGATTGTTTTCTACTCTCTGCTGGCATTGCTCTTACTATTTATTGCAGGATTTATTTGTTTGCCAGTTTTTGGAAGGATAAAGGACATGTTAAAGAATCATGAGATAGAATACCTAAGAGAAGTCACAGGGAGAAAGCCATACACTAGATAGAATGAGATGACACAGAATATAGATATACAGCAAATAAGGCAAAATCGAGAGTAAAAGACAAAGAGTATAAAGTTAATAAAACAAGACA